CTGTTTATAAAGCTTATGCTACTTATGCTGCTCAAGCTGCCGCTAAGGCTGCTTCTTATGCTGCTTATGCTGCTCATGCTGCTGCTTATGCTGCTCAAGCTGCTTTTTATGCTGCTAAGGTTGCCGCTTATGCTCCAGCTTCTTATGCTGCTCTCATTGCTTCTCATGCTGCAGCTGATCGCGCTTCTGCTGAAGAACTGGAATTGCAATTGAAGTCTATTGCTAAATTAATCAAAGGAAAGAAATAATATGATTAGCTTAGCATTACTATTACTTACCTCAGAAATTCCAGTAGATAAGGCCGCACATTTTGGAGTATCCTTTGCAATTAATACAGTTTCTTACGCTGTATGTAAAGAACTGATATCAGATGATAAGAACGCTTGCTTAATAGCTGCTATGGCTGGCACTTTAGCTGTAGGACTAACTAAAGAAGTTATGGATGGCGGGAAGAATACGGGCGAGCAACATGCAATGGATATGCTAGCCAATACCGCTGGAGTTGCTTTAAGTGCTTTAACTATTAAGATTAGCTTTTAACCAACTAAGACTATTTACAATTAACCTTGGTAAAATTGAACAAGAAAAAGAGTTTGCATTCCGTCTTCGAACCGGATAAAATAGGAGTCAAGGAGAATTCCCCAAATGACGACCAAAAAAGTACTTGAGCTTTCGACCCTTTACAAGCAAGCTTCCTCCGGTGCGATCCAGCAGTGGACCGTGCTCGTTGAAACCCAGCTTGTGCTCGAAACCTACGACGTTGGCGTTGTGGTGACGGCTTATGGCCAAGTTGGCGGCCAGCTCCAGACGACTTCGGACACCGTGCACGAGGGCAAGAATCGCGGCCGCGCAAACGAGACTTCCCCGGTCGAGCAAGCCAAGCTTGAAGCTAAGAGCGCATGGGACAAGAAGCTCAAGCAGGGCTACACCGAGAGCCTCACCCAGGCAAAAACCGAGGACAACGTCCTTGAGGCCATCAAGCCGATGCTCGCCAAGGTCTACGAAGACGAGATCAAGAAGGTTATGTATCCAGGCTTCATCCAGCCCAAGCTGGATGGCTTCCGCTGCATCGCCATCGTTAAGAACGGCAAGGCCAAGCTTTACTCGCGCACGCAGAAGGAATGGACCACGATGCCGCACATCGTTGCAGCCGTGGAAGCCATTGCCAAGGATTGTGGCCACGATTTCATTCTCGACGGCGAGCTGTACAACCATGACTTCAAGTTTGACTTCAACCGCATCGCTTCGATCACCAAGCGTAAGGATATCCACCCAGACCACAAGCTAGTGCAGTACCACGTCTACGACCTGCCGTCGTCCAATGGGACGTTTCGCGTGCGCGAAGCCGAGCTGTCCCGCTTGTTCCTGCGCCTTCCTGAGGGGATTGTGCCTGTCGTCACCCAAGAGGTCCGCTCCGAGGAGGAGTTGAACGAGAAGATGGAAAAGGCGATCGGGGCCGGCTTCGAAGGCCTCATGTACCGCCACCCGGACAGCAAGTACGAAGGCAAGCGTTCGAGCGGTCTACTCAAGGTCAAAACCTTCCGGGATGATGAGTTTACTGCGGTTGATGTGGAAGAAGGCAACGGTAAGCTCCAAGGCAAGGCCGGTGCCATCTGGTGTGTCACAAAAGAAGGCAAGCGATTCAAGGCCAAGATGCAAGGCAGTTTGTCCGGCCTGGGCGAGTACCTCACCAACAAGGACAAGTACATAGGCAAAAAGCTCACTGTTAAGTTTTTCAACTATACACCGGATTGTGTACCGCGGTTCCCTGTTGGCATTCGCTTCAGGGAGGATGAGTGAGCCCAGATACGCACGACAATCAAACTGACCCTACACTATTAAGATTAGCTTTTAACCAACTAAGACTATTTACAATTAACCTTGGTAAAAAGGAATTAATTATGGAAATAGTGAATAATAATCGCCTATTGACAACTAATTAGAATCAGGGTAATCTAGTTATATGGATAAATACTATACACAAAATACATATGAACAGCTTAAATTAGCTAAAGAAATTCAAGACTTAGAAGGAGCATTTTCATGGAACATATTATCGTGCAACGAAAAAGAAGTCATCCTTTCGCACGTAAAGTGAAACAAATTGACAAAGAAATTAAACGATTAGACTTTATATCTGGTATACTAGACATTATCATACCTATTGCTATAACTGGAACTATATTAAACTTAATATATCATTTAATGGGGTAATAATATGAAATTAGAATATAATACTTTTACTCAAACAGAATGGCTTCAAGAAATTGAACAAGAAAAAGAGTTTGCACAATATAAAGCAGACTGGGAAGCTTGGAAGGCTGCTAATGGCTTTCAAGATGGCCGGTTTCCTTATGCACATCAATTAGGATTTAAAAAGGATAAATAATTTATTATGGCTAAGATACTAGAATTTAAAGTGAAACCAGTTATTGTAATTGAAAACATATTTGCAGCTGTTCCTTATAAGATTGAGCTTGATAAGAAAAGTGGCATGTACACATCAATAGTTAATGGTAATGTGTTATCAATGGGCGGCGATCTAGATAGAATCGTTGGATATACAGAACAAGTTATTGGTTACTTCGTGTCCAACGGACAAAAGGTGTAGTTAACACCCACTCCCCCTCCTCCTCCTCCTCTAATTACCTATTTAAACGCACACAATTGCCCTATAAACGATTTTCACTCTATAGTTGATAGTAAGACATCACCCCCTATCCTTACGTCGTTTATAGGGCATTTTGACCTTGTTGACTACATCATAGAACCATGTTAATCTTAAAACATGGATACAATGATTAAACTAATATTTGGATTCACAGCTGGAGCAATATTAACCTGCTGGGTACACCCTTTTGCAACTATTACTTCATTTACCGAATCACAACAAGTTGAATTTCAAATTAGATCAGATAATTATAAAAAATGTGAATCAGTTAATGTTTACATGAATGCACAAGGTAAAGCAGAAACTGAATATCAATGTTCTAATGGGGACTTGTTTTATGTTGTAAAAGATGTTAGAGTTTATTATAAGGAGAATGTAAATGGAATTAAATAGAATTACAGATCTTATTCAATTGTTATCGGAATATAAAGAACAATACGGTAACTTAGAAGTGAAGTTTAACGCATTTGAATATGGCGGGCTAGTTGCCGATGGAGATGAATCAGCTAAAACTAAGCTATCGTCATATGACGGCAAAGAATATTTGAATATTGAATTGAAATAGGAGAGAGAGAGAGAATAATATGCAATTAAAAAGTAGACATTATAGACTATTAAATTTATTGACTATGCTTGATACTTCTGATATGCTTAAAACAAAGAAGATTAATGAACGTGATTTAGAAATGCTTGAGGCGATTGATCGTCTCAAATTAGAATGTAAACTAGCTCCATTGTTTGAAGAAACATTAGGGCAATATGATGATAATATAACTGTGAGGATTGAAAAATGAAAAAACTATTATTTATAACTTTATTGTCGGCCGGATGTGGTCAAGAAGTGTACCAAGAGAAACTAATTAAAGGTGATGCCGGGTCTAATGGCTTAGATGGTTACAATGGTTTACTTTCTACACTTCGGTTTACCTCAGATGCATCTGTATGTGCATCAGAAGCAGGTGTATTTGTAAAAACAGGTCTTGATATGAATCGCAATAACGTACTTGATCTATCAGAAGTACAAGACTCCGAAGTTGTATGTGACGGAGCTAATGGCGAAGATGCACCTAACCAACAATATGGAATTGTTAACATTATTGATCCATGCGGCGCATCGGGCGGGCACGATGAAGTGCTTTTAAAGCTTGCTAATGGAACCATTATTGCATCTTTCAGCAACAACGCAGCTGGAAATATGACTAGGTTTTCTATTCTAAAGGCGGGCGTTAATTATATCACTACCGACAATAGTGGATGTTTCTTCTCTATTGATACTAACGGCAACATTTATAACGAGCATCATTAATCATGGAAGGCGGACTTAAAGATTTTATTAAAGCGTATGCTAATGCTGAAAAGCTAGAAGAGCTTGATATTGCCTTCTTAGCTGGAGCCATGGCTAAAGATTCAATTGAGAAGCTTCCTCAGTATGCTCACTTTCTTGCAACTCTAGGTCAGATTGCGCCTCAATTGTTACATTATATTCAACTCGCAGGAAAGAAACCAACTGATGAATTATAAACTAATCATATCAACTGAAAATGGTATCACTGAAATTAGGTATTTGCAATTAGGATCAGATCACTGGCAAACTGCTAAACTTGAAACAGATCCTATATCACTAATTGAAGATGTTGTCAACTATATTAAAAGTAATTACGAGAATAGCTAATGCCAGAATGGAGCTTCGAATACAAGGTTAGATCATTTCTAGCCATGTTTATTCTATTGGCGCTTGGATGTCAATATCTATTTTATGTAATTGCTATATATTACAATGACTTAGAATCACTCGATAGAATTCGTAAAGGGTATCTTGCGCTAGTTTATTTAATCATGTTAGGATATATCATATGGACAATAACCTGGTAAATAAAGAAAAACGTTCTAAAATAAGAATCCCCCTTTTAGTAGAAGCATGTTACTGGACATCAACCACCGTGACAGGAGAAAGCTGTTCTATAACTGATATTACGTCAGATGGTGTATTCATTAAATCAAGTAAATTTCCAGCTATTGGTGAAGATATTCGTGTTAAGTTTGTACTACCTAAAGATTTAGGTATTCTTGAATTAACAGGAACTGTTAAATGGAAGAGATGGACTTTAAAAAAAGGTTCTACTGAATCACTAGGCTTTGGAATTAAATTTACTTTTGATGTACCTAGTCACAAGGCCATCATGGAAGCCTATTGTACATATTTAAAAAATAAACAAATTATTCAAGTAACTAAACGTTTTATGGAAGAATTTTTTAATAGAAGGAACCCAGTTATATGAATTACTTTAATATTGAAGAAGAAATATTTGAAGCGTTATGTGAAGAACTACGCAGAGAGCCAACTGATGAAGAGCTAACTAAAGCTATTGAAGAAGCGGCTCAATGGGAACCAGACTGGGATGCAATGATTAAAGATGAAGAGCAATGAACAAACTTTTATTACAAATTCACTTAAGCTATGGAGTTCAATTAATTTACTTTAATCAAAACATCATTGGTATACAAAAACAATATAAGAATACATGGCAATGGGCTGATTATACATACTGGATTTATAGATACAATGTAAATGAAGGAATATAAATGAAAATACTTAATGAAACAAAACTAGGTGTCACTCATTATGAAAAATCTGGAACAGATTACTATTTTGGGCAGCCTTCTGTTACTTATAACAAACTACCACCTGGTGTATACACACTAGAAGTAGATAAAAGTGGCGCAATATATGTAGCCCCCATGCAAGTGGTATCCGATGGATTAATTACTTTACCTGATTTTACATCTGAAATTGTTATTAAAGATGTTAATAACTTTTGGAATCAAGCTACCAGGGATAAATTTGAGAGACGTAATATCGTTTATAAACGCGGTATTCTTATGCACGGCAAACCAGGTACCGGAAAAACATCCTGCGTGATGCAAATCATGGAAGCAGAAGTGAAAGCAGGGGGTATAGTATTCTTTGGCCCAACCCCCGGTACATTAACTCACGCCCTTAAAGCTATTAGAGAAATTGAAGGTAATATCAGATGCTTAGTAGTGTGGGAAGAATTTGATTCTGCTCTTAATTCGGATGAATCTGGTTACCTTTCATTACTAGATGGTCAAAATCAAATTGATAATATTGTTTATTTGGCCACCACTAACTACTTAGATCGTATTCCAGCTAGGTTTAGAAATCGGCCTAGTCGGTTTGCTAGTGTTATTGAGATTCCGCTACCTAATGAAGCAACTCGTAGGCTTTATATTACTAGTAAACTCCTTCCAGATGAGAATATAGATGTAGACCTATGGGTAAAAGAAACAGATGGCATGACTATTGACCATCTTAAAGATCTTGTTATTAGTGTTTTATGTTTAAATGTTTCTTTTCAAGACGCTATTGACAGATTAAAAGAATATCGATATGATGAAGATAAAGATGATGAAGAAACTGAAAGACAATCATCTTTAAGAAAATGGCGTAAAAAATTTAACTTATCAAGTTTAACAATTGATGAAGATGGATATTAAAGAGGAGCATGTAAGATATGAATATTAAACAATCACAAAGAATCATGCGATTAGCAATGAAAGCAAAGCAGCCGTTTTTGCTAGTTGGGCACTCGGGAATTGGTAAAACTCAAATTACTGAACAGATTGCTAAGGAAGTATTTCCTAATCATAAATTTGTTTCTATCTTTGCCGCTCAACAAGAAATGGGCGATTTTATTGGCATCCCTGAAGTAAATACACTTACATTGTTAGATGAAGAAGGTAATAAAAAGGTAAGTAAAGTTACATCATGGGCTAGACCTGAATGGATGCCTCATGAGCCTTGTGTTATCTTTCTTGATGAACTTAACAATGCACGTGTTGATGTTGAATCAGGTATGCTACAGCTTGTACTTGAAGGTCGTATTCATACTCATCGTCTTCACCCAGATAGCTATATCTGTGGCGCTATTAACCCCGCCAGCGCAGAATATACCACCGCCAATACAATGACATCGGCACTAGTTAAACGTTTCATCGTGGTGCCATTTGAACCAGAGAATAAAGAATTTATTAACTGGGCAGAAGGTAATTCTAAATTCAATAAGACATTACTAGGATTTCTTAAACATAGACCTGAAATTACTGGTGCAGAAAAGAAACTTGATACCCTTATCAAGATGGAACCTTGTCCTAGACTTCTTACTAATGCCGTATCTAATATTCTTAATGTAATCGAAGAAGAAGGTAATGTATCTGATATTGATTTAGTTAGAGATATCATCACTTGTTCTGTAGGTATTGAAGCAGCCGGTGCATTTTTAGGATACCTAGAAACCATGGAAAAGCCTATCACCTTTGATGAGATTGTAACAAATTCAAAAGATGCTATTAAAAAGTATAACAAAATGGAAAAGCTATTACAAAATGATTTAATTGCAGGAACACATGAGAATATCATATCAGGTGTTAGACAACTACATGAACAAGTTGCATATAGTTTTGATTATAATGTAAGTATTCTTGAATTTGATAGAGATGTTGATAAAAAACTTGTTAAAGAATGTATTGAAGAACTGAATGGGTTTGTAAAGTCGGGCTTCTGCGGTATTGCAGATAAACTTACTAATTTAGTTGCGTTTTTAAATAACATGGAAACACCTGCGTTGTTTCAAATCAGCCATGCATTAATTACTACGCCCCCATTCTTAGCAAATGACGGCAGTTTAACAACTGAAGAATATCATAAAAATCAAATTAAACGATTTAACTCTTTTAATTCAATTATCTTTTTTATGTATCGAGATGATCTTATCAAAGTAAAAGGACATAAAGGCCTTTATGATAAGTTTATGGCAGCTACTAAAGAAGTTAATAAGAACAAAAAGAAAGAGCAAGCTTAATTTATAGGCGACACATGCCTCAAGTTGGGTGGCTTGACAGTGAGAAGTAACTGTTATATTCTAATAAAGAGATGATATATAAATGAACCAGTTAACTTTACAATTAGGCAAACATTATAACTTATATCATATTGTTAATTGAGAAAGAGAGCAGTTTATGGATGAATTAGATTTAAGGCCAGTTAAGCTTTATCTTTTAAAGAATTACAGTTTTTTTTATTCTCTTTTACAATTATGTAAGATTACATTAGATGATAAACAGCCTTATATTGCGGCTGTTAAAGTGCAAAACAGAATCGAGATGGTCATCAACCCCACTCTATTTTCAAAGTTACCAATGGAAGAGCAGGCCGGTATTATCCTTCATGAATTTGGTCATATCTATAAAGATCATATTAAACAAACTAAAGAAGGTTTATTAGATTCTATTAGTGCAAAAATGGGTATTGAAACTCAAATGCAAATGGCTAATATCGCTATGGATCTAGAGATTAACCCTTACATCGAAGAACTTGTAAAAAGTAAACTGATGGGGCCTGATGTAAAAAAAGCTGAAATGCAGCCTGTTTATCCTAAACACTTTGATTTTACAACTGGCGATAGCTGGATTAATTATTATGCTCAATTAAAATCTAAAGCTAAAGTACAAAATAGCAGCCATCAAGATCATGAGTATTTTAAAGATTCTACTAATAATAAAGATCTAATGAAAGAAGCGGTGGCTAATGCGACTAAAAAAGCTAAGACACTTTCAGCTGGAGAGCTACCTAAAGACGTTAAAGACTTTATGTTTCAATATGAAGCTAGTAAACAAATACCATGGCAGCAAGTGCTACGTCAATTTACACAAAGTTTAATTGATGTCAATACTTTAAATACATGGAAACGTCCTAGTAGACGATTTGGCAGTAAAATACCTGGTATTAAAAAGATTCCTAAGACTGAGATTCTAATCGGAATTGATAGCAGCGGCAGCGTTAGTGATGATGACCTTAAGGCCTTCTATTCAGAAATTGAAGCTATTAACTCAACTGGAAATATTGATATTGAAATTGCAGTATTTGACACTAATGTACACCAACGTGCTAAATATGTAAAAGGATTTGAAGCTTCACGTTTATGTCAAGGCGGTACAAGTTTTATTGCGGTCCATGATATAGCCATTGAAGAACGATTTAAAGGGGTAATTTACTTGACGGATGGATATGCTGAATTTCCTGATGCTAAAGAAGTTACTTATAAATGTTTATGGGTAATAAATAATGATTCAGTTAAACCACCTTACGGTAGTTTAGTAAGAATTAAATCGAGTAATGAATAATCTAGTTAAACAATTTAATTTTTATTATTTTGTAAGTGTATATTCTTTTGAACTTAAAACCGTTATATTAGAAAGAGAATATCCATTTATCAAAATTAATGATTTGTATTTATGGCACTATATTGTATGAAACATTTATGTAAACAATTTGGCTATTTATATAAAACATCAACTTATTTTAAATATGAAATAATTAAACTATTAACAGCTGACCATAGAAATCCACATGCATGGATGTATCTAATTCCAATGTAAATGAATATATGAGTACAATTAAACTTAACAATTCATTTTGTACGCTTAACGGTTTTACCTCCATTGATATTGAAAAGGTAAAAAAATCATTAACTTATACTAATGAAGACGTTATTCTTGAAAAGCAAATGCTTTATAGTCAAATTAAAAGAGCAGGTGCTAAACGAAATATACCACTCCTCATGGCGCTTAGAGGTAAATTTAAAGCCTTAGGTCCAGATCAAGTGTGCTGGTTAAATAAAGATAATGAATTCCCCACAGGGCTGATTCATTTAGTTAAAGAATCTTTGCAAGGTTCACAATATACCATATCAGACGAACGGATTAAACCTGCGCCATATAATATATTAAGATGGCATAACAAACCCCATGCATTAAGATACTATCAACAGGAGGCGGTTGATGTGTTTATAAAGCATTCTAGGGGGGTATTACAGCTAGCTTGCGGCGCCGGTAAAACTAGAATAGCTGTAGAAATTATTAAACAGCTAGGTGTAAACACTTTATTTGTGGTTCCATCTAGTGCACTATTAACTCAAGCATATGATATCTTTGTATCTTCATTTGGCGAAAAGAATGTTCAAAAGATAACTACACTGGATATGAAGAAAGATAAGAAGCTTAAACCTATTAGAGTTGCCACTATACAAACACTAGCTTCCCTTAATAAGCAAGGGCTTATAAAGACCCCATTAAACAACGTAGATTTATTCATAATGGACGAAGCTCATCATAGTGCGTCTGACTCCTATCTTGATCTTTTAAATGCACTACAGCCTATTTACTTTCGTTTAAACATGACTGCTACATATACTCGCAATGACTCTAAACTTATGGACCTTCAAGGTATGTCGGGTGAAGTGATATATGATTACAATGCAATACAGGCCACTAAAGAAGGATACCTAACGCCTGTGGAGTTTAGGATTATACCCCTACCGGGTAAACCTGATCGTAATTATCAAAATGAATATAAAATTAACTATAAATGTAAAGAACTACTTGAATCTATTAAGGATTTAGTTAAAAATAAAATACCCAAAGATGAGCCTATTCTTATTCTTATTGACAAAAAAGAACATTCAGGTGATGTTATTTATAAATACTTAATTGAGTCAGGTATCACCTGTTCTTATGTAACAGGTGATAATACTAAGGATGAGATCAGGGAAGCTATTGAAGATTTTAATGATAACAAAACTCGTATACTAATCGGATCAACTGTGTTTGGCGAAGGGTGTGACCTAAGGACGACCACACATCTCATTATGGCTAGAGGCGGCAAAAGTGAAATCATGGTGACACAAGCAATAGGACGAGCAGTACGACTATCACCTGGTAAAAAGGTAGCTATTGTATATGATTTCAATTTCAAGTATACTAAATATATGACTAAGCATTTAACCCAAAGGGTTGAAATTTATCAGAAACAATTTGCAGGTAAAGTTGTATATGAATAAAGGGGAAACATAATGACAGCAGATGAAAGATTAGCTAAATTGTTTGAAAAAAAGAATGTAATCTTTTCTATTGAAGTACTTGAATCAGCCCATGTACTGGTCACTATTACAAAAGGTAATAATACCGTCGGCGGCACCTATGAATCAATTGATGACGGTATAAATGATTGTATTAATAAACTAGATATATTAGACCGTAAGCATTTGAAAGTAATAAACGGAAGCAAGAAATAACACTTTTAACTTGATTATTATAACAAATGCATATATACTATAACTAATGAAAGAAAATCAAATGGATTTTACATTTATTAAACTAAAACAAGTAATCAATCGTTTACACAGAGTAAGCCGGTTTACTTCTTATACCATGATTAAACCTAAGAGTGTGTTAGAGCATTCAGCACGAGTTGCTATGTTGTATCAGTATCTAGGCGGCAAGGAAGTGTTTGCAGCTTTAATGCATGACATGTCCGAAGCTTTCTTAGGCTTTGATTGTCCTAGTCCAGTTAAAGCCAAGATACCTGCTATTAAAGAGTTTGAGCTACTGCCAGAGCATTCTATTCAATTTATTTCAGATGATGAAAAGAAGCTATGTAAACTTTGCGACGGTATTGAACTATTGATTGACCTTAAAGAACAACAGTCTCTGGGTAATCAAACTACTGAACTTATGGAAATTTATGATCAAGTGATTGAAGAAGTAATGGAACGCGCCAAGGCATTGGGCCGTAAAAGTGAAATCAAGAAACTAATACAGGAGTTAACTAAATGACAATTATATTATCAGCTTTAGTGGTTTTTATAAGTGTAGTATCATTTTTACTAGGATTTAGAATTGCAACTAAGGGTGCATATATCATGGGGGCCAGGGATGAACAAGTATTCATGCTAATAGCACTTAAGAAAACTTTAAAAGAAGAAGATCTTAATGAAGTATATCAAGCTTATAAAAGATTGGATGTTGAACTAAAAATTAAAGGACAACAGTAATGCCTAGAAAACCAAGGAAACCTAAATCAGGTATGCGTCTGTTTTATCTTCAAAGACTAGAAGATGAATCAGGTGTATCAGGAACTGGAATTGTAGCTGAGGGGGTTGAGTGGAGCAATGGTCGAATAACGATAAACTGGTTATCAAAACATCATTCTTTAAATATATATGATAACATAAAAGAAGCTATTGAAATTTTTGGTCACAACGGACAAACACTGGTTGAATATTATGAATAATAGATCTTATACAAGGGTTAAATATTATGAAGACAAATAAAAAACATAAATCAGCTAGAATAGCAGTGATAGATATTGAAACGGCGCCTATCGTATCATACACATGGGCCTTGTTCGATCAAAACGTTGCCCTTAATCAGATTGTTGAAGACTGGAGTATTCTTTCTTATTCAGTTAAATGGCTTGGAGAGAAAAAGGTACATTACGCTGATGTTCGTAATCAAAAGGACGTTAGAAACGATAAGCCGCTATTACAAGATCTTTGGAAACTGTTAGATGAAGCAGATGTTGTAATTGGTCAAAACTCAATCTCATTTGATATTAAGCGTATTAAAGCTAGAATGCTAATCCATGGGATGAAACCTCCTAGTAGTTTTAAACAGTTAGATACCATGAGAATAGCTAAGAAGCATTTTAACTTCACTTCTAATAAACTAGAGTATCTTTCTAAGAAGCTTTGTACTAAATATAAGAAGCTCACTCATAAGAAGTTTCCAGGTTTTGAACTATGGAAGGAATGTCTTAAAGGTAATAAAGCAGCTTGGAATGAAATGAAAGCTTATAATATACAAGACATTCTAGCGACAGAAGAGTTGTACCTTAAATTACAACCATATGACAATGGTTTTAATCCTAATCTATATACAGATTCACTTACACAGATGTGTACATGCGGAAGTGTAGATTTTATTAAAAAGGGATTCAAATACACATCAAGTGGCAAGTATCAAAGATATCTGTGCAAATCATGTGGATCAGAAGCTAAAGATAGAAATAATCTATTTTCTAAAGAAAAGAAAAAGTCATTAAGGAATTAAGTTTGCTAGTCTAAACGTTTTAGAATAGTAATATATAATATAATATAAAAGGAGAACATAATATGGCACTAACATTAAAAATGGGGTCAAGCGGACGTAAAGCTTCTTCCCTACAAATGGGCGAAACAGTTTCAGGATACCTAATTGGACTAGTAGAATCAAAGTATAACTTTAGCATCAAATTGCTATCTAAAGATGCTAAAGTTGAAACTTTGTATCCAAACGGTAACCTTAGCTATCTTGAAACAGAAATCGAAGAAGGTAATGTATCTTTGAATGCATGGACTGTAATCACTAGAATTGGAACACGTACTTCAACTAAGTCACGTGATTCTAATAATGAATTCCGACAAGTTCCTGTATTTTCAGTAGCTCAAGATGAAGCAGATATTATTTCAGCTGATGATGCTTCCACCGCACTTGCTGGCGATAAAACAGCTCTTGCTGAAGCTACCGCAGATGCACCTGATTCTGGATCTAAGTTCGCTAATAGAAAGCGATGATATAGTTAGGTGACACATACCTGGAATACCGAGGATATCAGTAGGTATTTAAAGTAAGACCAAGAGGTCTAAATGGATTCGTAAGAATCGTGCCTAGTTGTGTGACAGCTGGAGAGACAGCATAAAGTTTTACCATATGACTGCGGCCAGCATTAGCTGGAGGCTAGATATTATAAAGCAGGAGTCGGTGCTTCCTCTAATGAGGTTTATATCAGCTGTCCGTGCGCGGAATAATCGGTAGCCATTAACTTACTATGGCCCGCAGCATTTTATTAGGAGAGTTAAGAAATGTTCATATCAAGGTTAATTAACCTGACACAATCTCATGATCAGAAGTTTAATAATTTTAAACAGCTTACAGATTTTACCTTGCATCATAATTGGTCACCTTTTGTTTTTAAAGATAATTATCGAACAGGGGAGAATTGGTCCAGTTGCGATGTAATGGTTTTAGATATTGATAATGATGACAAATCAATTCAACACTGTACAATCGAAGAAGCTAAAGAGTTATTTAAAGAATATAACCATATCATTGTAACTACTAAATCCCATCAAGTGTTAAAACATGGTAACACTACAGATAGATTTAGAGTGATCATACCCCTGTCGTCAACTATTATTGATAAAGAAATCTATAAAAATACATGGTATTACCTAGCCAATCGATTTCCATTCATTGACCAGACATGTAAAGACTTTGCACGTTTTTATTATCAATCTAAAAGTTTTGTTTATGAGAACCCAGGAAAGCCCATTAACCCAGTCACTGTTAATGTAATGCCAATGGTATTTGAGAAACCTAGGCTTGAGTTGATGTTAACCAAAGGTAAGCTATCTAGAGCTACTATGGAATTTATTATTAATGGGGCCGCAGCCGGCGGACGAAACATATCTTGTTTTAAAGCTGCTAAGGATTTACAAGAACAAGGGTATACATTAGAAGAGGCCGTTGAAAAGCTTTCAAAGTCTCCTTGTCTAGATAAAGACTTCAGTGAAGATGAACTAGAACGCACCGTGTCATCTGCATTCACTAATGACCCTAAGCATGACCCTAGAGGGTTATCAGAGAAGACCGAGTACATCGCAAGTAGTATATTTGATTTAGAGTGTAACCCTGATTTATATAAACAAAGTGAGCCTATATGTGGCCCTAACTTCCTAGATGTCACACAAGAGAAATGGAGAAAAGGCGAAGTATTAGGAGTGGTTGCAGGATCAGGTACAGGCAAGACTGCATTATCATTAAAGATTATTAGAGACATTATTTATAACAATAGTCAAAATGATGACATTCATTTCTTCTTTAGTTTAGAAATGCCTGCTAGACAGATCGTACAACGCTGGCATAAGCTTGTGGGTAAAGACCCAAGTATGAGCCGACGGTTATTTGTTATTGATAATAAGAATTCAGATGAACGTTTGACCTGGCAACATATTGTTAAGTTTGTACAAGACACTTGTAAACAAGAAAATAAGAAAGCTGGAGCGGTATTAATAGATCATTTCATGGCCTTATCAGATAAGATTGATATAACTAAAGAACCTAATTTTGATGTCTCTACTGATATTATGTCTGGTAGAGGTAAGATTAAATCTATTAATACCAAGGAGATGTGCCGACTAATGAAAGTGATAGCTGAGATGCTAGGCTGTTTTCTTATTATTCAAAATCAGTCAACCATTGAAAGAGCTGGACATGGCGATACCCCAATGGGATTAAACGCCGCATATGGCGCAGCACAGTTTGCTTGGTTCTGTGATTACATCATTACAGTGTGGCAGCCGCTTAAACGTGTACAGAATGAAACTATGCTTACCTGTTCAGCTTGGCAGTATAGTAAAATTAGAGAAGTGGGGTTAAATGATTTAACTAGGGTTTACATTCGTCATCATTTGTATTATGATCTAAGTACAGGAGATTTTAGACAGCTGTCACAGATTGAAGAAGAAGAGTTTAATAAAATGGTAGAGAAGGCTAATATGCTTCGTAGGTCTGATGAAAAGAACCAGGCTACTCAATATCAAGGTAGCCCAGCTAGAGATAACTATCCAAGATTATTAAAACTTGCTAAAGAAAAGGCCGCTAAAGAGATTAAAAGTGAGTAAACTAATAGCACAACTAGGATATTTACATTATTATAGTAATCCCGCTGGGGCATTTGTTACACGTGAGATAAAGGTATTATTACAACATTACCCGTTAAGAGGTAAAGGTTATTATTATAATTTAGATTTAAAACATGGAAAGATATTCAATGGATAAGCT